CTGTTGAATGTTAATTGCGCCACCACGACGTTGGTCACCAACGCCTGCACCGAAGTAACCTACACCAGTCAACCAATTCTGCAAACCACCTGGTACTTCACCAATCTTGATTTGTAGTCCTTCTTTCATAACAGTGAACATAGCACTGTCACCAAAGTAAGCACCAACCAATACTGGGAATGGACCAGAACTTAAGAATGTACGACTTGCAGTCTGCAAGAATGTAGTGAACATAACCATACAGCCATATACGTTTTCAATCTTACCAGTCATTAGTAATTCATTACCAAGAGCAGATAGGTTAGAACCACCACTTTGTGATACTGCACCACCTGTTAACTCAGCCAATAAACGATTCAATGAAGAACCTGTTTGACCTGCTACTGCACCTTCTGCATCACCATTGCTATCTAAAACGATAACTGGTGAACCTGGCATACGAGCAACTTTGAAGTTTTGCTTAATTAAGCGAATTAAATCAAGTACTGATGCGGCACTGAAACCATTTGTTCCACCTGCGGCTACTGTTACGTTTGTACCAGACTCTGCAAGTTCCATAGCGCCTAATTGTAAGACACGTACAAAACCGTCAGCACTTGTTGGGTAGTAAGTGTTACCTGGAGTTGCTTTGAAACCAACGTTAGCGCCTACTGGGTTAGGAGTAGCAGGACTATCAGGACCAATGAAACCTGCTGTTACTGATTGGTCAACTTTTTCAGCGAATGAGTCACCTAGTTCAGCACCTAATGTAGCAGCCAATTGGAAACTTGTTGTCCATCCGTAGAAGATGTCAAACGCTGTTTGTGCAACTGCTGGAGTTGCTGTAATACTAGATTGTGTCAATGATGGGTTTTGAACTGTAGCATTACCTGTACCAAATGTACCACCAGTACCGTTAGGGTTGTAATTTTGATACGTGATAGGTGCAAAGTTAGGTACTAAGAATTGATTGCCTTGTGTAGGGGCAACAACGTTAGTCATATTAACTAGACCTTGAGATTCGTGCATAGCACGTAGAGCGAAACTTGCAATAGCGAATGTGAAGCCATTTGCTTCACCGGATGCGCCACCTAATACATAAGCCATGATATTTTTCCTTTATATTAAAATTGTTGGCAATTTCAGAGTATTTTGTGACTTGGCAATGAACTTACTGCTGAGACTCCTAGACCTTTTAAGCCTACATTCTTACCTAAACCATTGCGTACTGCCCATTGATTGAATGCCGCTGGGTCTTTGCTATAGTCTGGTATCGAATCTTCCGGTGCACCAGCAAAATTTCCTTGTCCAGGTCGTAAACCTGATCCAGAATTAGAATTACTCTGTTTTAGTAGTTTAGGATTACCCTGCGCTACTTCCTGTACTAATCCTTGGATTGTTAGAGGATTACCATCCATACCATAACGTTCTTGACCTTTGCTATTCATTATGCTATAGGTTCCATCACTATTCCATTGAATATTGCTTCTGACCTTTTGTAATGCATAATCTAACATGTCGTTATCGAATCTATCACCCATTGCCTTTTGTATATCTGAATCTAGTTCTTTTTCACGCAATCTTTGCTCTTTTACCTGCAAGTCTTGTTGTAATTTAGTGAACTGTTCATGTAAGTCAGTGGTTGTAACTCGACTATTTGAACGCTGTTGCGTCTGATTATCTTCTGTTGGCTGTACGTTGCCACCGGTTTGTGCAGTAGTTCTTGCAATGAAACTTAACGCCGCTTCAACACTTTCAAAATTTTGTCCACTTGCTTGACCAAGTGCATTCAATAATGAAGTTGTGGTGCTTTTACGAATAGCACCTGCATTTACTTGTTGCTCGCCACCTTCTTGATTTGCATCTGACTGGTTTGCATTAGTCTGGCTGTCGTTGCCAACGAAAACTCTATCCATTTAATTTTTTCCTTATTATAACGTAATAACCGAAGTTGTAATGTATTTATACTGGCTTATCTACCAGTGTTTAATCCTGCTAACTGTACTGCAACTGCTTGTTGCGTATAATAACTCTGTCCCATTGGCGTTACTGGGGTACCAATACCACCTAACAATGATTGATTGCCTGGCTTGTAGAAGTTTGCTTGTGCTTCACCCATACTGTTGCTTGCGGCTTGTGTTTCTTCATAATCATCATCTTCTACATAACCTTCTGGAATTGCACCTTCACCTGTAATGAATACTTGACTATCTTCTTCAGTCATTAATTGTTTGACTGGACTATCAGGTAAACTATCAACATATGCTTGTTGATATTCTGGAATGTCTTCTGCTGGAGCAAGCATGCCAATGATTTCACGTGTGATTAAACTCTTGATGATATCATTGTCACCAACCATTGCTTGTGCTTCTTTAATTAAAGCCATACGATAATTTGTATCGTGTGCTTCGTAGTCTGTATTATAATTGATTTGACCTGCCCAACGCATACCCATGAATCGTGCGGCATATGTAAAGATTAAGCCTTCAGTAACTTCCATAAGTCTTGCTTTACTCTTTGCTGTTCTATGTAGTTGTTTGCGTTCTTCAATGATTGAAACGCCTGAAGCGATTTGGTTCTTACTTGTGCGTAAGCCACCTAGGCCTGTTAATGCTTCAATCTGTTCTAAGATATCTTGTTGTGCTTTAAGAATCTTATCAACGTCACCTGTATCTACGCTAATGGCTTCTACTTGACCTTGTAATGCACGAACGATTGCACCTGCGTGTACTGGAATACTAATGCCCTTTTCAGCACGAATGATTGTATGTGCAAACTGTAATGCAGTATACTTTTCACATTCTAGTTTATAGTATTCACGTTGTGCATCACTTGCGGCGTCGATATCACTTACGCCTAAATCAAATGTTCTTGGGTCTTTGCGACCAAATGCTATGAACACTGGTATGCTCATGCCTGCTGGGAACTGTCCAGTACCTGTACATAATGATTCGTTATCCATTTCATTAGATTGTTGCACGGTCTTTGGCACTTCATAACTTTTCCAATAACTAGGATTGTTTGAATCTCCTAAGTGATAACATTTAAGATAGTAATTATGGTCGTCTTCCATTTCTTTAATCTTAACATACTGTAATATTGGTCTGCCACCATACCACTCAAAACACCAATCCCACACGTTCAATGGGCTAATGGCACATGCATATGGTCTGCCAAGATTCCCTTCTGTTTCTTGAGGCATGTCAACTGCTACCCAGCAGTGACCAAAAATTGATGTTAGGTCGCCAACTTGTTCCATAAAACCTGTTAGACTTCTTGTTTGTAAATCTGCATCATTAACAAACAAATCTACCCAATCACAATTTTTTGGATCAATGTATTGACCTTGTGGTGTGGCAAACTTTAAATTACGTTTAACACCTGGTTCAAATAATACATCATTGATGGTATCAACAATGTAACGGCATACAGGTTGTGCTACAGTATTTTTAATTAAGTCGTTCCAAAGAACACTATCTTCACTTGGACGCTTTTTGCGTACATCTTGTTTAAATACGTATCCACCAAGGTATGCGTTTTGATATCCCAACATCTGTTGATAGATGGCTGAGTATACTGAATTTCGTTTTAATAATTCTGAATTGTGCATTGATGTGGTTCTCTCATCATAATGATGGTTATATTCTATTTATGCTAACTTGTTTAGTTTGCATTTGTCTCCATGATACCTACCATGCATACCTTTACTTATTGTTTTATTACAATGTATGCAAGTTGTTACGGGTGGGCTTTTACCTCCTGGCAATGATGAACCAAAAATTCTATCACGACCTTTACTCATCATGTCTTGTGTGTTTTGTTTTCTTGTGCCTAACCATAGATGACTAGGATTAATACACAATGGATTATCGCAACTATGACAAACACACAAGCCTTTTGGTATGGGGCCTAGATGTTCTTCATAACTTGCTCTGTGAGCAGTACGCATTTTCTTACCATCTCTGATAAAACCATAACCAAGATTGTTTTTACCACCACGCCATATCCAACAGTCTGTGTGTTGGTCTATTTCAATTTTGTTAAGCATTCTATCTAATAAACTTAATTCTGTGTCACCTGCATATCGTGTCATATTAATTCCAAACTTGATAATCCTTTTCTTCTTCACCATTCATAATTTCTTCCCAACTTGGGCCACCTGGATACAATGGACTTTCTGGCATATACTTGTTGCCACTTTGAATGCTTGATTGATATCTAGGATCCATACCAACGTACTCAGGCATATTGTTTAAACTATCATGTGTGATTGGGAACAGATGATGTATGCCATATCTTATACAGTCACCAAGACCGTCAATGTGTGCATACTTTTGTTCTGTGTACTTTACTAAACGTTTGCGTGATGCATCTTCAAAGTGGTATGTTTGTAATGCGTCTAATAAAAACTTATCATCAGGTCTTACAACTAAACCACCTCTTGCAATAAACGCATTGCTTGTATTGTCTGTGTCTGATACAAGAGGATTACTCTTGCGTGTGTTTACAATCGTAAAGCCATACTTCTCAATGATTGTTCTATCTGTTACACCAAACGCACTTGTGGTATCACGATTAACTTGACCACCACTCATGTCAATAATACTGTTGATTCTACGTTTTGGAAAGTCTATGCGTATTGCTTGTGCTATGCCTTCTGTACTGCAATCAGGTATGGCATAACTCTTAATAATTTCTATCTTACCATCAATTGATCCTGGCTTAATAACTTGTGCAACAACTGCCGTCATGACCCTTTTATTCCAGTCATGGAATGTATAGATATCTCCACCTCTATCACTGACTTCGCCGCAATGTTTTGTCTTGTCCCATGCATAGAAAAACATGTCTGCCACACTTTCCCATTGACACATGTAGTCTTGTGCAAACTTTAATGGGCTAATGATTCGTTTTTGTTCTTCAATAAAGTTCTTGTTACCACTACGCATCTCAAGGTAGTTATAATGTCTAACAATATACTTCTCAGGGTTTTCTTGAGCAAGTTTAAACATATCGTAAAGAGGACCGGCACCGTTAGGCGTGCTAATAACAATCAATCTACCTTGTGTATCAGGTTGTCCTACTTTAGGTCGTAATCGATTTGTTATCTCTTGTAATGTATCACGTGTGTATAGTGCGGCTTCGTCTGCTACCCATATACCTACGTTTAATCCTCGTAAGTTCTCACGTTGTTCTGCACTTTTACAACGAATGAATGTGCCATTTGGAAAGCGTATTGTTAGTTCACTGTTGTTAATGTCTTTGCCATCAACTAAGCCAAAGTATTCTATACAACTTTTCTTTAATGGCTCCCATATCAAAGACTTAATCATTGCGCCTGTTGGAGCACTATAGATTACATCTTTGCCTTTGTGAAACTGAGGGTCGCTAGCGAATATTGGCAATGCTATTGCAGCCAAGAACGTTTTTCCACTACCAACTGGCACCACATCTATGCAATGTTTGTTAGTAGTGAGCCAATCTGCTAGGATAGTTTTTTGCTCACCATACAAAGGAATTTCTATGTTACGCATTCTTCCAATCGATTAGTTCCGTCGTTGGAAATGTAAAGGCTGCACCTAATGCTTGACCTTTACTAGTAATATCTTGTGTTGCAACGTCTGCAAAATAGTATTTGGCAAATGCTGTTTGGTACTTAAACAACATTTCATAGTCACCACGCAATCTTGCTTCATGCATATCACGTGCTAAATCTTCTTTAAGACTACTACCATGAATTTTTTTGTATTCTTCTAAAAATTCTACACCTTGAATCTTGTTTGTACTACCAACTTTTCTGCCACTGCCAGGACGTTTGCCACCACGCTTACCTTTTACTATAAGTTTGGTTTCTGCCTGATT